AGAGGTATGGGTTCACTAGAGTCTAAGGGTGGTGCAAATTATGTGAAAGATGATTTTTATCTTGCCACTGCGGCAGATATTGTTGCAGACCCTTCTGCACCTCAAGCCTTCGTTGAAGGTATTATGGAAGGTAAAGAATGGATTTGGGACAATGGAATACTTAAAGAAGTAGAGATTCAAAACATCAAAAATGACATTAATGAAGGTGTAAGACGTAATCAGTCAAATGTTTCCGCACTTGCCTTCGCAAAATTTTTGTCAAAACTTTAATCATTATAAATATGTTAAGATAACAACTCAAGGAGAATCTTCAAATGTCAGAACTAGACAAGACAATTGAGGAACTAGAAGCGGAAGTCCAAGCAGAGCTTGAAGAAGCAAAGCAACCTACGGACGGTGCCGACAAAGGTGACTCAAAAATGGAAAAAGTGGAAGGTGAAGTTCAAGACCTTGGCAAAGCAGTTGTATCCCCAGATGAGAAGAAAGGTGCTGATGCCGCAAAAGCAACAAAACCTGTCAAAGATGCTCAGAATAAGGGTGCAAAAGATGCCAAAGGCGATGATGAACCTACCAAGATTAAAGAACCTCTCGCAGCAGGTCATGAAGTTGACCATGATGGTGAGGAGTTGGAAGAAGGTCGTATGACTAAAGCCGAAATGATTAACGCAATGTATGAGAAAGTCAAGAAGATGGAAGGTATGAAAGCAACGGATATCCAAGCTGCATACGGTGCCATGATGAAAGATGAATCTATGCATGGAGACGATGAAGAAGAGAAGATGGATGAATCTACTCTTGAAGAACGTCTTGCAGGCGTTGACGTTTCTGAAGACGTAAATGCTCTAACAGAAGGTGAAGACCTTTCTGAAGAATTCAAGGGCAAGGCTGCAACTATTTTTGAAGCTGCGGTCAAGTCAAAACTTCGTTCTGAAGTCGAAAGAATTGAGTCTGCAAAGACACAAGAAGTCGCTGAAGAAATCAACAGAGTGCGTGATGAATTGACTGAAAAAGTTGATGCATACATGAACTACGTTGTAGAAGAGTGGATGAAAGAAAACGAACTCGCAATTGAGAGAGGTCTCAAGGGTGAGATTGCAGAAGACTTCATCACTGGACTAAAAGGTTTGTTTGAAGAACATTACATTGATGTTCCAGACGAAAAGTATGACATTCTAGAGGCACAGTCTGAAAAGATTGACGAACTAGAGTCTAAGATTAACGAACAAATTGAGAAGTCTGCTTCTTTGAAAAAAGAAAATGACCAACTAGTTCGTGAGTCTGTTTTTGCAAAAGTCTCTTCTGACCTCGCTGATACAGAGGTAGAGAAGTTTAAGTCTCTTGCAGAAGATGTTGATTTTAACGGTGAAGAATCATTCACTGAAAAACTCAACACGCTCAAGGAAAGTTATTTCCCGAAAGCAACTGCTATCGCTGAATCTGTAGACTCTGAAACCAATGGTGACGATTCTAACGATACAACTGGTGCAATGGCCGCTTACATGGCTGCTATCAGTAAAAATGTAAAGCGAGCTAAATAATCCAATATGAAAATTGCGGATTGTATAAATATTATAAAGAAAAACTCAATTAAGGAGAAATGAAAATGTTCCAAACAGAACATCTACAGGAAAAGTGGCAGCCAGTCCTCGAGCATAATGATTTGCCTGAAATCAAAGATGCGTATCGTAGAGCTGTAACCACTGTTATCCTAGAAAACCAAGAAAGAGCACTTCGTGAGGACTCTTCGTTCTTGTCCGAAGCTGCACCAACTAACGCAACAGGTAACTCTGTTGACAACTGGGATCCAATTCTTATCTCACTGGTAAGACGTGCAATGCCTAACCTCATCGCTTATGATGTGGCAGGCGTTCAACCAATGACAGGGCCAACTGGTCTTATCTTCGCAATGCGTTCACGTTACTCTTCGCAAACAGGCACAGAGTCAATGTTCAACGAAGCAGATACAGATTTCTCTGGTGCTGGCGCACAAGTAGGAACTAACCCTGCTGTATTGAACGATGGAACTGCGGGCACATACACTAACGGAACAGGCATGGCAACTGCTACTGCTGAAGCTCTTGGTGATTCTGCTGGTAACTCGTTCGCTGAAATGGCATTCTCAATTGAGAAGCAAACTGTGACTGCAAAGTCTCGTGCTCTCAAAGCAGAATACACAATGGAACTTGCACAAGACCTTAAAGCAATTCATGGTCTTGACGCAGAGACAGAACTTGCAAACATCCTTTCTGCTGAAATTCTTGCAGAAATTAACCGTGAAGTTGTTAGAACTATCTACACAACTGCTGTTAAAGGTGCTGCGAATGATACTGCAACTGCTGGTATCTTCGACATGGATGTTGACTCAAATGGTCGTTGGTCAGTTGAGAAGTTCAAAGGACTTATGTTCCAAGTTGAACGTGATGCTAACGCAATCGCACAACAGACTCGTAGAGGTAAAGGTAACTTGATTATCTGTTCTTCTGACGTTGCTTCTGCACTTCAGATGGCTGGTGTTCTTGATACATCCCCTGCTCTTAACAACAACCTTAACGTTGATGATGCTGGTAACACATTTGCTGGTGTTCTTAACGGACGTTACAAGGTATACATTGACCCATACAGTGCAAACACTGCTGACAAGCAATACTACACTGTAGGTTATAAGGGAACTTCCCCTTATGATGCTGGTCTCTTCTACTGCCCATATGTTCCACTACAGATGGTTCGTGCAGTTGGTGAGAACACGTTCCAACCGAAAATTGGCTTCAAGACTCGTTATGGTCTGACTGCTAATCCTTTCGCACAAGGAACAACTGCTGGTCTTGGTGCTTTGACTGCTAACACGAACCTCTACTACCGTAGAGTTCAAGTTACAAACATCATGTAACAATAAGAGTTGAGTTAAATCAACCGAATTTAGGGGAGTCTTCGGACTCCCCTTTTTTTATGCTTATAAATAGTGGTATAAAAGGAAACAATTATGGCACTACAAAGTAATCTACTTAATAGACAACCAGACAATTTCGACTTTGCAAGACCTACGCAATTTCGTTTTGACTTGTTAAAAATTCCCAATACTCAGTATCATATTACTGAGGTCAATCTTCCAGGCATTGCGTTTGGTGGAGATGCAGTGATGAATTCTCGTTACACTTCTATGCCGTTTATGGGAGATACTTTGGATTTCAGTCCAATGGAAATCCAGTTTCTTGTTCAAGAAAATCTTCAAAACTGGAGAGAAATTTACGATTGGATGATTGGTATTGGTTTTCCTAAAAGTCCAACACAATTTGAAAATGCAGTCAATGAGGCAACACAAGAGGGTTATACAGAACCAACTAATAATAATCTATCCAATCCTAATGTATTGACTAGTGATGCGACATTAACAATCTTGACAAATAAGAATAATCCTGTTATACAAATAGATTTTAAGAACATGTATCCCACTTCTTTGAGTGGACTTACATTTAATACACAGGACACAGATGCGACACCAATGACTTCTTCTGTAACAATGAACTACGATTTCTACGAAATCAGAGTTTTATAAATAAGTATGAGCAGATGATAAGGTTGACTTGAACAATCAACTTTTGAGTCTTCTTCGTAAGATAACATAGAACAGCAAGTTCTAACCAATCAACTGCTCACTTTATAATTAAGGATGTGAAATATTATGACACTTGATGAACTTCAGCAGATGGCTGAAAAAGACCTAAAGATGGATGACTTAGAACTCGCAGATGAGTCTCTGAAGTCAGCATCACTTCACCAAAAATATCTATCAATATACAATAACTTTAGACATTTACATCTCATGTCTGAGGGGAACTACAATGTTCTCAAAAGACAGAAGTGGGAATACTACTCTGGTAAATCAGACCCAGAAGTCTATCGTGACAAACCCTTTGACCATAAAATTCTAAAACAAGACATTCCTCTTTATCTAGATGCAGATGAAGAGTTGATTGCGTCATACCGTAAAAGGGAACACTATAAGTATTGCATGGACACATGTGAACGTATTCTAAAACAAATTCAACAACGTGGTTGGGATATCAAAAACGCAATTGAATGGCGTAAGTTTCTTGACGGTGCTGTCTGATGACACACATCTCCAAGAAGAATGAAGTGTATCTCTATGTAGATACTGAACGAAGCACTGCTCGTGCTTTGTCTGATTTCTTCACGTTTGAAGTGCCAGGGGCAAAGTTTATGCCGGCATATCGAAACCGTATTTGGGACGGTAAAATTAGATTATTCTCTCCAGCAACTGGAGAACTTTATCATGGACTTCTACCATATCTTGAAAAATGGTTAGAAGATTATGGTGAAGAGTTTACAAAAGATGAGGAGTTAAATGATGAAAAACAAATCGACAGACCCATACTTGATGGATTCATTGGGGGACTTAGACTTAGAAATAATGGAAGAAGTATCAAACCTCGTGACTATCAAGTTGATGCCGTGGAGCATTCTATCAGAAAACATCGTGCCCTTCTGCTTAGTCCCACTGCATCTGGCAAATCTCTTATTATATACATCTTAGTAAGGTATTATATGTTGCTTTTAGAAGGAAAAGCAACTGATAAGATTCTTATTCTTGTTCCAACAACATCTCTGGTAGAACAGATGTATTCTGATTTTATCGACTATGGGTGGTTGGAAACTCACATGCAAAAGATATACAGTGGACATGACAAGAATGTCACTAAACGTGTTGTCATTTCTACTTGGCAGTCAATATACAAATTCCCCAAAAAATATTTTGAACAATTTGGTATGGTTGTAGGAGACGAAGCACATCTATTCAAAGCAAAGTCTCTGACTACAATCATGTCTAAGTTGCATCTATGTAAGTATCGTTTCGGGTTGACAGGAACACTTGACGGTATGCAAACACACAGATTAGTTCTTGAAGGACTCTTCGGAACACTAAATAAGGTGGTTACTACTAAAGAGTTAATTGACAACAAAACCCTTTCATCATTCCAAATCAAATCTTTGGTCTTGACGTATCCAGAACATGAATGTAAACTTGTGAAGGATATGAGTTATCAAGATGAAATAGACTTCATAGTTACACACCCTAAACGAAATGAGTTCATTAGGGATTTAACACTTAACTTAAAAGGTAATACACTGGTATTATTCCAGTTCGTAGAGAAACATGGTAATGTTCTCTATGATTTAATCAATAATGCAACAGAAAGAAAAGTATTCTACGTCTACGGTGGCACCGAAACCTCTGAACGTGAGGAGATACGGGCGATTACTGAAAATCAGAAGGACGGAATCATTGTTGCGAGTTACGGCACGTTTTCTACTGGTATTAATATTCGTAATCTCCATAACATCGTGTTCAGTAGTCCAAGTAAGTCCAGAGTTAGGACATTGCAATCAATTGGACGTGGATTGCGTAGGAGTGAAAGTAAAGATAGAGCGTTCCTTTACGATGTAGCAGACGACTTAACTTATAAGTCTAAACGCAACTTCACTTTAGGACACTTTATGGAACGCATAAATATCTATAATGAAGAACAATTTGATTATGAGATTAATAGGATAAAAATAAAATGACAGAACAACTAGTAAAAATTATGAGACTGTCGAGTGGTGAAGAAATTGTTTCTAGGATTACAGAACAAGAACATGTAAGAAGTGTTAGTGTAGAGAACCCCTTAAAGATTATTACCTATCCTCAAAGAACCTCAAGAGGAATAGAAGAACAACTATCCTTACAACGTTGGGTTCACTTTACAGATAATACAGTATTTGAAATACCCAAATCACAGATTCTCGCAATGGGAACTGCTAGCATTGGTTTATCTAAATTTTATAATTATTGTGTGGAAAAGATTCATAAAGAACCAGACTTAGGGGATGATTCTCCTACGGATGAAGAACTTTCTCAGATTGAACATGATGAGATAGAAGAAGAGTTTGATATGATGGATACACCATCTAAGGTATATCATTAAATCTATTCATTCTCAAACCCAGCATAGGTAATATACCACTGTGTCAAGAGAAAATCAAGAGATTTTTGAAATTAATTTTTCTATTGACATTCGGGGTGTTTCGTGTATAATGATTAAATAGTTGCAACTAAGCAACAATATATGTGGAGTTATTATGGCTAAAAAAGAAAAAGGAACGCATTATGTAAACAATGCAGAATTCCTAGAAGCTATGAAAGAGTGGAAAAACAAGTGTAAGGAAGCAGAAGAACTAGGTGACCCACAACCACCAGTTTCTAATTATATCGGTGAATATTTCCTAAAAATTGCAAACCATCTTTCATACAGACCAAATTTTATTAATTATACCTACAGAGAAGAAATGATTTCTGATGGGATTGAAAACTGTTTACAATACGCATCTAACTTTAATCCAGAAAAATCCAAGAATCCTTTTGCGTATTTCACGCAAATTATCTACTATGCGTTTATTCGTAGGATTCAAAAGGAAAAGAAACAACAACACGTCAAACACAAGATTATTGAAAATATGTCTATTGATGTGATGATGAATGAGGGGGATGACCAAGCTGTATTTGTAGAATACTTACAAAAGAACTTTCTACCAGATGAGGCAGTCTATAAACCCAAGAAGAAGAAACCTAAACCAAAAGGTTTGGAAGAATTTTATGATGAGGATACTGAAGTAGATGAAGATAGCACTGATAACTGATACTCACTTTGGTGCAAGAAACGATAATCTAAACTTTAACGAATACTTCTACAAATTTTGGGAAGAAACCTTTTTCCCTTATATTGAAGAACACGGTATTGATACGGTTATCCACTTAGGTGATGTTATGGACAGACGTAAGTTTGTCTCATACAAAATTGCACAAGATTTCAGACAACGTTTCATTCAAAAGTTTGTAGACAAGGGAATCAACCTACACATGTTGGTTGGTAACCATGATACGTTTTACAAAAATACGAATGATGTAAACTCACTTGCTGAACTTGTTGATGATAGATATTCGGGGATAACATGTTATCCAAACCCTACCACAATTGATATAGATGGGACATCATTATGTCTAATTCCTTGGATATGTGCTGACAACTATGCAGACACTATGCAACATATCAAAGAGACAAAAGCACAAGTTTGTTTAGGTCACTTTGAGTTGAATGGGTTTGAAATGTATGCTGGTTCGTATGCAGAGAATGGATATGATAAGGCATTTCTAAACAAGTTTGACACAGTATTCTCTGGACACTTTCACAAGAAGTCTGATGATGGACATGTTTATTATCTTGGTAACACCTATGAGATAATGTGGGGTGATTGTAATGACCCTAAAGGTTTCCATATCTTTGATACAAACACTAGAGAACTAGAACGTATCGTCAATCCATTTACAATCTTCCAAAAGGTTTATTATGATGAGACTACGATAGATTATGATAACTATGATGTATCGTCTCTAAAAGATAAGTTTGTTAAAATTATTGTTGTCAATAAAAAAGACTTTTATAAGTTTGACAGATTTATTGATAGAGTATTGTCTGAGTCTGGTGCTCATGAAGTTAAGATTGTAGAGGATTTCTCTGAACTGGACGCAGAGAATGTTGATGATGAAATTGTCCAGAATGCAGAAGACACGATGGCACTGTTAGAACGTTACATTGATGAGTTGGATATCGACTTGGATAAGACACGTCTAACAAATATGATGAAGGGTCTCTATCTAGAGGCCAGTGATTTGGAGTTATAATTTGATTACCTTTAAGTATGTGCGTTGGAAGAACTTTCTTTCAACAGGGAATAACTTTACAGAAATTCAGTTGGATAGAAGTCCAACTACACTAATCATTGGTGAGAACGGTGCTGGTAAGTCTACCATTTTAGACGCACTATGCTTTACACTGTTCAATAAACCGTTTCGTAACATCTCTAAGAAACAACTTATCAACTCAGTCAACGGTGGTTCGACAGAGGTTGAGGTTGAGTTCAGTGTTGGTAAAAAAGAAGTTAAGGTAGTTCGTAGTATCAAACCAAACAAGTTTGAGATTTGGGTCAATGGTGTAGAAATCAATCAGGCAGCAAATGCTCGTGACCATCAAAAGTATCTAGAACAACAAATCATGGGATTGAACTTTCGTTCTTTCACACAGGTAGTTATTTTGGGTTCTTCTACCTTTGTTCCTTTCATGCAGTTGCCCACAAAGGCAAGACGTGAGGTTGTAGAAGACATTCTTGATATCAAGATTTTCTCACTAATGAACTTCCTTCTCAAACATAAAACCAAAGAACTCAACGATGAGATTCGCAATGTTGATTATCAGTTCGACTTGACAAAAGAAAAGGTTGCATTGCAAGAGAAATTTATTGCAGAGGTAGTAAACAATAAGTCTACTATCATTACGGAGAATAAGGCAAAGGTAAGTGAAAACGAACAGACGATTACTTCTAAACAAGAAGAGATTATCACTCTTGAGAACAAGAAGGTTGAACTCTCTTATGATGCAGAAGAACAGACAAAAATTGAAGAGAAATTAAGAAAACTAAGTAAGACTGAGGCAGCACTTCAAAACAAAAGGGGCGAACATGACCGTCAAATCAAATTTTTCCAGAACAACGATGAATGTCCGACTTGCGAACAAACAATCACAGATACAACGAAGCAGACGCAGATTGAATCACGAACTACAAAAATCGGAGAACTTGAAACCGCTATCGGAGATATTGACCGAATGGAATCAGAAGAACAATCCCGATTGGACAAAATATTAGAAGCACTTACTACTATTCGTGAACATGATGTAGAGATTGCAAAGATTCGTTCTTCTATTAGTGAACTGGAATCGTTCAATGTAAAACTTCAAAAGGACATTGAAACCTATGAGTCTGGTTCTGTATCTGATGAAGATAGAGAACGATTGATTGAACTCAAGACACAGATAAAACTTATTGACGAACAAAAGTCTAAACTAAATGAAGATAAGTTTTACATTGACATTGCAAAGAACCTATTACAAGACACAGGTATCAAAACAAAGATTGTGAAACAATACTTACCAATTATGAATAAGTTGGCAAACACATATCTTAGTTCTATGGATTTCTTTGTTCAGTTTCATTTGGATGAAAACTTCAATGAGACTATCAAGTCACGGTTCAGAGATGAGTTCTCTTATGCATCATTCTCTGAAGGTGAGAAAATGCGTATCGACTTGGCACTACTCTTCACATGGAGAGCAATTGCAAAGATGAAAAATTCTACCAACACTAATCTTCTTATCTTAGATGAGATATTTGATAGTTCGTTGGATGGAACAGGAACAGATGACTTCCTAAAGATTCTGAACACATTCCATGACCAGAATGTATTTGTCATCTCACACAAACAAGATATGTTGTTTGACAAGTTCAGAAGTGTTATTAAATTTGAAAAGGTCAAAAACTTCTCAAGGATTGCATCATGATATACAAACTATTAGAGGCGGGTAGTCCTTCACTTAGTGTAAAACTACCAGAAACAAGTGCAGAAGAAATTAAAGAGAAACACAATCTCACATTAAGAGAACTGCATGATAATTTAGCAGGAACCATGGCAGCAACTGGTGGTATTGGTTTATCTGCAAATCAATGTGGTATCTTAGTTCGTGCATTTGTAATGTATACGAACATTGATAAGAAAGAAGTTACACTATTTCTAAATCCCAAAATCACATGGGAATCTGAAGAAACTAATGTGTTTAGTGAGGGTTGTCTAACTTACCCATTCTTATTCCTAAACATCACACGTCCTAAGTCTATTAAGTTTACTTACACAGACCAAGATGGTAATACTCAAGAAGGAGCATTCACTGGATTGACTGCTCGTATCTTCCAACATGAGTATGACCATATGGAAGGTAAGAACTTTACCCAACTCGCATCCAAGTTGAAATTGGAAATGGGTATGAAAAAGGCAAGGAAAAAACTAAAAAAATTAAAAAAAGTTGCATAAATTTTATAAGTCCCTGTTTTTACAGGGATTTTTTTTGAAGTTTTTTTCATTTTTCTCTTGACAAACTTGTTCTAATAACATATACTGTATATGTAAGTTGAGAGAAAGGACTACAAAATGACAAATCAAGAAACAATTTTTATCGGTGCCAACAACGGTGGACTTGAAATCTACAAGGGTGTTGGAAACTTAATTGCTGGAAATATCCAGACTGCAAAGACTTTCAAATATGTAATGGATACTCACGGTATTGACCCCGATGTAGACACCATCTACACTACCAGCAGCATGGACTTTGCTGATGAAGAAGGTTTTGAGAATGCTGATGATGCTCGGATTCTTATGGAAGAAGGGTTCAAATTGATGGAAATGACTAAGGTGTATGCATAATGGATTACTTAACTGAACTTCAAAAAGAGTATGTGTTCTTTACAGATATGTTGAAGACACTAGAACGTAAGAAGAAGGCAACTCCAGGCAATGGATTTGCAAAGATGAAGTGTCGTGAAAAGATTGCAGAACTAGAAGCAATCTTTGATAAAATTGACTACGCAGCACAGGTGACTTATGATTAATATTACCCCAGAATTCAAGAAACATATGGAAGATATGTGGACGGCAACAGAAATTGACGGTGTTAAGGTTGTAAACCGTCACTTAGGGTTTGGTTCATTACCAGACATCAAATTAACGTTGGAAATGGGTCTTTTTTGAGTGCAAAAGATTTATTTAAAAATGTTACAAAAACATCTTGACTTTGTTGTGAAAACAGGGTATGATGTATATACAAACTGAAAAAAACGGAGAATTATATTATGGCACACGAACTTGAAATTGTAAACGGACAGGCCCAGATGGCCTATGTTGGTGAAGTTCCTTGGCATGGACTTGGAACTAAAGTCCCTGCTGACTTGACACCAGACCAATTTATGACTACTGCTGGACTTGATTGGACAGTAGAAAAAGAAAATATGACTACCACTTCTGGTGTAGTAGTTCCAGGCAAACAAGCACTGGTTCGTTCATCAGATAACAAGGTTTTAGATGTTGTCGGAACAGGATGGAATCCAGTTCAGAACTCTGAAGCATTTGAGTTTTTCAACGACTATGTGATGGCGGGTGACATGGAAATGCACACTGCTGGTTCACTCAAAGGTGGACAGATGGTTTGGGCACTTGCAAAGACAAAGGAGTCTTTTGAGTTGTTCAAAGGTGACGTAACTGAGAACTACTTCTTGTTTACTAATCCACACCAGTTTGGTAAATCTTTGAATATTCGTATGACACCGATTCGTGTTGTGTGTAACAATACACTAACTCTATCGTTGTCAAAACAGTCTGACCAGATGGTGACAGTAAATCACCGAACTGCTTTCGATGCAGATATGGTCAAAGAACAGATGGGTATTGCTCGTGAGAAAATGGAACAATACAAATCTATGGCAGAATTTCTTGGTGGCAAACGTGCTACTGGAGAAAACGTAATCCAATACTTCAACGAAGTATTTGGTGCTCCTGCTAAGGAGAAGGTTGACAACGTGATTCCATTCACCTCTCGTAATGCGAAAATGGCGATGGAACAGTTGGAGACCCAGCCTGGTGCCAACTTTGCAGAAGGTTCTTGGTGGCAGGCATTTAATGCAGTCACTTACATGACTGACCACTTACAAGGTCGTGAAGGTGATTCTCGTCTAGTGAGTGCATGGTATGGACGTAACCGTAAGGTTAAGTTGAATGCACTTGACAAAGCACTTGAATACGCCGAGGCTGCATAAAAAAAGTTGAAGGGGCTTGACTTTTCAAGTCCCTTCCCTTATATATAATATGGGTGCTGTTCGTAAGTCATCCAGTTCGCACCGAAATAACCTACTCTGCGAACAAAACTAGGGTTTGTCGGTATCCCCCCAAAAACCGTCATTATAAATATGGTGGAGTTGCCGAAAGGGACTCTTAATATTAATCTTGCTTAACAAAGGAGATAAACATGGTAAGCACAACTCTTACAACACACCCTTTTGATAGGGTTAAAACCTACTCTATCGGTTTCGATAGAATGTTCGATACACTCTTTGATGAGAATGTTTCGACAACAAACTACCCCCCTTACAATATCGTAAAGGTATCTGATTCAGAATATGCAATTCAGATTGCAGTTGCTGGATTTGATAAGAAAGATATTGAGATTGAGACTAAAGAGAACACTCTGACAGTCAAATCTGTAGAAAAGAAAGAAGAATTGGTGGATGATGTGAAATATCTGCATAAAGGTATTTCTAATCGTGCATTCACTCGTTCTTTTACTATTGCAGATGATGTGGTAGTTAAAGGTGCAACCTTTGAAAATGGGTTGTTAAATGTTGAACTTGAGAGAATCATCCCAGAGGAAAAGAAACCTCGTTTGATTAAAATCAAGTAAAACATTTTTTGTAAGAGGGGAAAAATGTCTTGACATTATCCCCTCTTTTTGATAATATAATGTAAATCTTGAAGGAGATAGTATGAAAACAAAAAAAGAAAAAGTCTTGAAACTTTTATCGTCTGGTAACAATGTTACTTGGCAGAAGATTAGAGACAAGTTTGACCTAACTTCCCCTAGAGCAATGATTGATACACTCAGAAATGAGGGTCATTGTATCTATACCAATAAGGTAAACGGAAAAACAGCATACAGACTTGGAGAACCATCTAAGGGTGTTATTGCTGCTGGACTAAGAAGTATTCTTGGTTCAGATTACTCTTATGAATCTCGTGATTCAGAATTCGTAAGATAATTAGTTTAAGATGTGGGGGATAACTCCCCCACACAATTATAGGATGTAAACTGTGAAAAAGATTGACTACAAATATTCAGAAGACAAGATTCTGAAAGAACTGCAAGAGTATATTGATAAGACTTACTCTGCACATTATTCCCACAATAAATTTCAAGCAACAGAATTCATCATGGACTCGGGCCATGGAGAAGGTTTCTGTATCGGTAATATTTTAAAGTATTCGCAACGATATGGAAAAAAGGATGGCAAGAACAGAAATGACTTGCTAAAAGTAATCCATTATGGTATAATGGCATTACATAATCATGATACAACGGAGAGCAAATAAATGAATCTTAGTAATGATACCAAAGAAGTTTTCAAGAACTTCTCCACTATCAACCAAAATCTTATGGTTAAAAGTGGTAACGTGATAAACACAATGTCTGCAATGAAGAACATTGTTGCGAAAGCAACTATTCCAGACACGTTTGACAATGAATTTGCAATTTACGATTTGAACGAATTCCTATCTGCACTTTCACTTTTCAAAAACCCAACACTTAGTTTTAGTGACAAAGCAGTAAAACTTAATGAAGAAGGTGGTGGTAGTTCAGTGAACTATTTCTTTAGTGACCCATCTGTGGTGACTTCACCAAAGACAGAGATTACTATGCCCTCTGTTGATGTTGAGTTCACATTTACACAAAACACATTCAATCAAATCTTGAAGGCATCTGCCGTTCTTGGTGTGCCTGATGTAGTTCTAACTGGAACTGCTGGTGGTGATATCAATCTTACTGTGACTGACCGTAAGAATGACACATCAAACGACTTTGCAATTAAGGTTGGTGAGAATGCTGCATCTGACTTCACATACTTCTTTAAGGTTGAAAACCTAAAACTCTTGTCAGGCGATTACAAGGTAGAAGTTTCACAAAAAGGTATTTCTCATTTTACTAATGTGAATAAACCAGTTGAATACTTTATTGCACTTGAATCTGCATAATGTATCATAAACAAGTCATTAAGTGGTTTAATGACTCATATATGGAACATTATTGACAAGGAGATATATTATGAATGATGCGATTTTATGGGTGGAGAAATACCGTCCATCCAAAATCAGTGATACAATTCTCACTGATGATTTGAAAACAACTTTCCAGACGTTTGTAAATGAAGGGTATATCCCAAATCTACTTTTGTCTGGAGGCCCAGGCGTAGGTAAGACCACTGTTGCGAAAGCAATGCTTGAAGAGATTGGTGCTACCTACATGATGATTAACGGTTCAGAAGAATCGGGAATTGATGTTCTCCGAAATAAGATTAAGAACTTTGCGTCTACTGTCTCTATGGATGGTAATCGCAAGTTCGTAATCTTAGATGAGGCAGATTATCTAAACCCACAATCAACTCAACCTGCCTTGCGTGGGTTCATGGAAGAGTTCCACAAGAACTGTGGATTTATTCTGACATGTAACTTTAAGAACCGAATCATTGACCCTCTACATTCACGATGTTCTGTCGTTGAATTTAAAATACCCAACACTGACAAACCTAAACTTGCTGGACAATTCTTTACTCGTGTTCAAGATATTCTGACTAAAGAAAATGTTCAGTTTGAACCAAAGGCAGTTGCTGGTGTTGTTGAGAAACACTTCCCAGATTGGAGACGTGTTCTTAATGAACTGCAACGTTATTCTGCATCTGGTATGATTGATGCTGGTATTCTGGTAAACATATCAGAAACCAACATGAAAGACTTGGTTGGGTTTCTCAAAGAAAAAGACTTCAAGTCTATTCGTAAATGGGTTGCAAATAACTTAGACAATGACCCTACTCGTGTATATCGTAAAGTCTATGATATGCTCTATGAGGAAATTGAACCTCAGACTGTGCCACACTTGGTTCTTGCAGTTGCAGACTATCAATACAAATCTGCATTTGTTGCTGACCAAGAAATCAACATGCTTGCATTCATGATTGAGATTATGACACAGGTGAAGTTCAAATGAGTTATGAACTAAAAGATTATCTTAATTCCATCAATTTATCAAAAGAAAACTTAATGGATGGTGATGACCCAGAATGGGAAAAGAAGTATTCACCATACATTATTAATAAGTGTCTTGCACCTTTCAACGACACTATCATGCTAGTCAATGAGATTAACATGCGTCACCACTTGGATAAGAAGCTTCAATATGACTTTTTACTAAATAGTATTAGGTCTAAGAAGCGTTATGCTCCTTGGGTGAAGGCGAGTAAATTGAAAGACTTAGAGTATGTAAAAGAGTATTATGGTTATACTGATGAAAAGGCAAAGACCGCTCTTTCCATACTTAATGAATCTCAGATAAAGGCTATCAAAGATAGTTTGAATAAAGGTGGAAAAAAATGAATGAAAATATATGGCATCCAGAGAAGATGCTAGAAATAAAACTAAAAGAACCAGATGATTTCTTAAAGGTTCGTGAGACACTATCTCGTATTGGGGTTGCTTCTCGCAAAGAGAAGAAATTATATCAGTCCTGTCACATCCTACATAAACAAGGAAGATACTTCATTGTTCATTTTAAGGAACTGTTTGCACTGGACGGCAAAGATACCAACATTAACGAAAACGACATTTCAAGACGTAACTCAATTGCTGGACTACTTGGTGATTGGGGATTGATTGAAATAATTGGAGAAGTGGAACCCAAAGCACCACTTTCCCAAATTAAAGTAATTTCGTTCAAAGAAAAAAATCAATGGTTGTTGGAAACTAAATATAACATTGGTAAGAAAAGAGAAGTTTAACTTTGGCACAGTCGTTTTCTAAATTCATAACAGAAGAAGTAAAAGAAAAACCTTATACTTTAATAATGTTTAACAACTCTAATGAGGAAGTCAGAGATGTGGGTAAAAGAACACGTCCAGACTTTAAGTTGTTTGTTGATGCTGCAAAAAAGACAGGCATCAAAATATTTAATGTTGAGTATACAGGATTGTTTATTACTGAAGAAGACGACAAAATATTTTTGAACTCTCTTGACTTTGATGAGGACGGCAATGTAGTGATGCCAACTGAATCTGGTGAAGCAAAATATCAAAAACCTATTCCTATTGACCCAGAAAATACTATATTATTTGCAAGAGGTCTAGGAACATTCGGTTATACAACAAACCGTAGATGGGTTGATATAATTAGAAATTTAGAACATAAGGGATTTAAAACAATTCCCTCTATTAATACTTGGGACAAATGTTCCAGTAAATATTATTGTGACCAGTTGATGAAATCAAATGGTTTAAAAACTCCTACTACAATTCC